CTATTTATAGAATACTTGGGTGGACTAAAGAAGCTTTAACTGATGAAGATTGGAAAATAAGACGTGAAGCATATAGAAAACTTGGGTGGACTAAAGAAGCTTTAACTGATAAAGATTGTGATATAAGACTTGAAGCATATAGAATACTTGGGTGGACTAAAGAAGCTTTAACTGAAGAAGATTGGAATATAAGACGTGAAGCATATAGAAAACTTGGGTGGACTAAAGAAGCTTTAACTGATAAAGATTGTGATATAAGACTTGAAGCATATAGAAAACTTGGGTGGACTAAAGAAGCTTTAACTGATGAAGATTGGAAAATAAGACGTGAAGCATATAGAAAACTTGGGTGGACTAAAGAAGCTTTAACTGATAAAGATTGTGATATAAGACTTGAAGCATATAGAAACCTTGGGTGGACTAAAGAAGCTTTAACTGAAGAAGATTGGAATATAAGACTTGAAGCATATAGAAACCTTGGGTGGACTAAAGAAGCTTTAACTGATGAGTGTTGTGATATAAGACTTGAAGCGTATAGAAAACTTGGGGGGACTAAAGAAGCTTTAACTGATAAAGATTGTGAAATAAGACTTGAAGCATATAGAAAACTTGGGTGGACTAAAGAAGCTTTAACTGATAAAGATTGTGAAATAAGACTTGAAGCATATAGAAAACTTGGGTGGACTAAAGAAGCTTTAACTGATAAAGATTGTGATATAAGACTTGAAGCATATAGAAAACTTGGGTGGACTAAAGAAGCTTTAACTGATGAGTGTTGGTATATAAGACTTGAAGCAGAACAATATTTTAAAGCTCAAGAATTATTAAATAACTTTAATTAAAAAAAAGGAATAAAAAATGATATTAGTAACAGAAGCAAACATTAAAGATAGAATTAAAAGAATTCTTAAAAAACATAATTAAAAATTTTTATTTAAAAAGAAAACTTATTGTAATAATTTTTTAAATTTATAATTAAGAGGAGAAAGAGGATGAAAAAGACATATCAGGATAAATTTAATTTTTTAAAAGAAAAAGGCGTTAATAATATAACTATTTATAGAATACTTGGGTGGACTAAAGAAGCTTTAACTGATGAGTATTGGAATATAAGACTTGAAGCCTATAGAAACCTTGGGTGGACTAAAGAAGCTTTAACTGATGAAGATTGGTATATAAGATTTGAAGCATATAGAAACCTTGGGTGGACTAAAGAAGCCTTAACTGATAAAGATTGTGATATAAGACTTGAAGCACTTGAAGCATATAGAAAACTTGGGTGGACTAAAGAAGCCTTAACTGATAAAGATTGGAATATAAGACTTGAAGCATATAGAAACCTTGGGTGGACTAAAGAAGCTTTAACTGATGAAGATTGGAATATAAGACTTGAAGCAGAACAATATTTTAAAGCTCAAGAATTATTAAATAACTTTAATTAAAAAAAAGGAATAAAAAATGATATTAGTAACAGAAGCAAACATTAAAGATAGAATTAAAAGAATTCTTAAAAAACATAAATTATTTTATTTTATGCCACAAAGCGGTATATATGGAACTGCCGGTATTCCTGATTTTGTATGTTGTATTAAAGGTAAATTCTTAGGTATAGAAGCTAAGAGTCCTAGACGAGGAGAAGGAGGTTTATCTACGCTACAAAAAGCATGTCAAAAATCTATATTAAAAGCTCAAGGTGATTATTTAGTTATTTATGATGATATAACTTTAAACAAGTTAAAACATTATTTAGAGGAAAAATGTAATGACAATAAATAAACAATTAATACGAGAAGCAAGTTTAGGAAATATAAATGAAGATGATATGACAGAATGGTTACAGTTAGAATTAAATGATTTATTGTCTAGTTTTGACAATAAGACTAAAACTATAGACCCTATTATTTATAATTTAAGCATAATGAAGGTTGTATCATCTTATTTATTTCTTTTGTGTACTCAACTTATTGATATAGATGATAAAGAAGACCATAAAAAAATAAACTTTTTTGCGTTAACATATAAAGAACTAAATAATTTATTTGAATCATTAACAGATGAATTAAATATACATATAGGATTAAAAGAGATGTCAAATTTAAAAAATAAATGGTTTAAAAATTATTCGAATTTACCCTATAGTTTTTTTATACTAACTTGTATAATTATTACCTCATCTTTTATAAAAAGTAATTCTTTTAATACTGCTTTATATAAAAATTTAGACAAAATAATAAAAGAGTTTATTATTGATATTATCTATAAACCTTATTCAGAAATATCTAAACCTGTTTATAAATACTATAATAAAATTAAGTCTAATGATTCTGCTCTTAAATGCATAAATAACGATATAAACAGATTAAAAAGCGAGGTTAATGTCAATGTTAAAGTGTATAAATAAACAATTAACACAAGAAGCAAGTTTAGGAAATATAAATAAAGTTAAAGATTTAGTAGAAAACCAGAATGCTGATGTTACTTCGTATTTATCCGAAGCAGTAAGACTGGCTTGTGAGCAGGGACATCTTGAAATAGTAAAATACTTAATTAAAAAAGGGGCTGATATAAACACGGATGGTGGATATGCACTTAAATGGGCGAGTCTTAAGGCGAGAGTTGAGGTAGTTAGATATTTATTAAGTATTGATACAGAGCTTCAAAATAAAACAGTAATACAAACATTAAATGGTTATATCTCTGTATGTCGAAGTTCAGTTTTAAGGCAGAAATATATGCAGATTAAGGGGTTATTAAATGAGTATGTTAAAGGATATCAAAATGACGTTAACACCAAATTTTAAATATAATACTACTGAATATGAGTCAATTGTGTCTTATCCTTTTACTAAAGGTTCATTACATTTAATGGAATCTATAAAGAATAAAAAACTTAAACTTTTTTATTTCCCAAAATTTGATTGTTTTTCTGTACTTATGAAACGTAAAATAAGAGATATAATTAATGGGGTTATTTATAATGATTTTATAGAATTTGAGTATTCTACAATATCTTTTATTTTACGAACAAAGCTTTTTTACAACCACTATGCCTGCATGTACACGAATGAAGATATCAAAATTCGGGATATGGATATAAAAGAAGGGTATAGATTTTTTAGCTCTTGTTCAATAGGCCCAATAAAAAATGGATACGAAGTTGTTATATTAAAAAAAGTTAAAGATATTGATTTAAGATTTTTTATTCATAAATTTAAGAAATTTGAAAATCAAGTGCGTTTCTTTAATATTTCTGAAATTTTTTCTGAAAATTCAATGGAAATCGAAGAAAGTGCTATAGAACAACTTATAGCAAAATTTATTTTATATTTATCATTTGTCAACTCTTTCATAACAAATGAAACCATTTAAACACTAAAAAGAGTAAATTATGTTAACTTGTTTTGATGTTACAAAATATTTTTTAGCTTTAGCTAATGATATAGAAAGCGGGGAAGGATTATCTAACCAGAAATTACAAAAATTACTTTATTATGCGCAAGGGGTATATTTAGCTAAATACAACAAACCGTTATTTAAAGAAGAAATTGAAGCATGGCGACATGGTCCGGTTACTCCAGATTTATATCATAGATTTAAGGATTACGGTTCTGGACATATATCAACAGAAGAAATAAATGATATAAATTTTAAAAATTATGATGAGGATACTGAAGAATTTTTAGATGAAGTATATATTGTTTATGGACAATATTCTGCATGGAAATTAAGAGAATTAATAAAAACTAGTACACCGTTGCAAAAAGCTAGAAAAACTAAAGATAAACGAATTACACATGAAAGTATGAAAAAATACTTTAAAAAAATAAAAAATAAATGAAACCATTTAATAATAAAGGAGTTTAAAAATGAATGAAATTAATTATACTAATTATACATCACTTATTGATTTTGAATTAGACTGTTTAAAACTTGGAATCTCTCCTGAAACTGATATAGAAATCGGTGATGAATTGCAAAATCTTTTAAATGATTCTGAATCTTTGATTTATAGTATTGATAAAAAGTATTCACAGTTTAATTTGTTATACACGCAAAAATTATTACATAAAATAGTAATTAGTTTGTATGGTTATTATAATATTTTTAATATTTTTGAAATAATAGTATTAAAAAAAGCTAAAGAAGCGATAAAAGAAATAATAGATAACTGCGATAAATTTTTACATTTTGTTTATGCTGAAAGGGATAATCCTGCATATATAATTCATACTGATAAAAGTTTAAGCTTAGATCATTACTTAAACACAGAAGATATGAATTTATTATCAACACTTATAAATAAAGGTAAACACTATTTTTTCTTTTTCGATTTACTTGCAGCTATTGAGAATAATAATTTAGAAAGGTTTAAAAAATTAATAACTGATAATTTTAATAATCAGGATAAAACAATAACTAATTTATCAGTATTTGATACAGTCCCTGAAATAGACTTTCTTTTAAAAAGAGCTTTTATAAATGAAAATCTTGATATGATAAAATATTTTTTTGAGAATGGTGTAAATAGCATTGAAATAAATGCTGTTATTTTCGCTGATATTTTAACTAAACAGTCTAATTTGAATATAATAAAGTATTTGATTAATAAAGGTCTTGATATACATGTAGAAAATGAACTATTTTTAAAAACAGCATGTTCAAAAACATCTTGTAATTTAGAGTTAACAAAATTTTTAATTGAACAAGGAGCTGACTTCCATGGGGATAATGATATTTTATTGTCAAATGCTTGTACAGGATCACGTTTTGAAACTATAAAATATTTAATGGGTTTAGGGCTAGACATAAATAAAGTTAATTATCTTATCTTAAAAGATTTACTATGCGACTTAGTAAATAAAAATGACGTGGAGTCATTAAATTATTTATTAAATAATTTAAAACATATAAACGCTGATATTATGTATGATTTAATAAAAAAAGCGTCTATCTATAAATTTAATGATATTTTAAAACTTTTAATTGAGTTTAAGAATAAAAAATAAATGAAACCATTTAAACATCAGATCGAAACATTAAAATTCTTAGTATCTCATGAACGGGCTTTCTGTTGGAATGATACAGGTACTGGTAAGACTGCTAGTTGTATATGGTCTTATTTATATCTAAGAAATAGAGTTAAAAAAATAAGAAAGGCACTTATAATAAGTCCTTTATCGACAGTTCGTAATGTTTGGGAACACGATTTTTTTAAATTAGCGGCTTATTTAAATGTTGGTACTTTAACAGGGTCTAAAGAGAGACGTATAAAACAATTAAAAAATAACTATGACTGTTATGTAATAAATCACGATGGAATAAAAATAATAATAAATGAATTATACGAATGGCAGCCAGAATTAATTATTGTAGATGAGCATACTGCATTTAAAACACTTCGTACTAAAAGATTTAAAATGTTGTTCTATCTTTGTAAAGGAGCTAAATACGTATGGTTTTTAAGTGGAACACCTGCACCTCAGGCACCTACTGATTTATACGCTCCAGGACGTATTATATGTCCTGATCGTGTAGGTAGAAGTTTTACGAGATTTAGATATACAACAATGAATCAAATTAGTCAGTTTATCTGGAGACCGAAACGAGATATAGATAAAATTATTAAAACTACATTTAAAGATTATGTAGTACGTTTTACACGAGATGACTGCTTAGATTTACCAAATGTTACAAAAATGAATTATGAGATTGATTTATCTAAAAAACAAGAAGATACCTATAAAAAATTAAGATTAGAAGCATTGGCAGCGTTCGAAGAAGGCGAAGTTACAGCAGTAAATGAAGGTGTAATGCGTTCAAAATTATTACAATGTTGCGGTGGGTATGTTTATGCCATTGATAAAGAGACAAATGAGCGTATAATTATTGACTTAAAACCAAAAGAACGAAATCAAGCGATTTTAGATTTAGTTAACGAATCTCCACGTGGGGTTTTAATATTTTCGCCTTTCAAAAGCTCTATAGCAGCGGTATATAAATTATTAAAAACAGAAGCTGTTGTAGCCGTCATTACAGGAGAGACGTCTTTAGATAAAAGAACTGAATACTTCGATTCATTTCAAAAGGGAAAAATAAAAGTTTTAATAGCACACCCTAGAACAATGGCTCACGGTGTAACACTTACTTACGCTGATACAGTTATATGGCATATTGTTACGTCAGATAATGAGCTTTATTCACAAGCTAATGCTCGAATTAATAGAATAGGTCAAGAACATAAAATGCGTGTAATTCACTTAATGAGTACCGCCTTAGAAAAACGAGTTTTACAACGATTAAAAGAAAAGCAATCCACACAAGGTATTTTGTTAGATGTTTTAAAAAGTGAACAAATAAAATAGGAGATACAAAAATGAGAAATAAACAAGAACAATTTGAAACCGCTTGTCGAAAAAGTGATTTAGAAGTTATTAAAACATTAATCAATGATTCTGAAATTGATCCGGCTAAAAATAATAATTATTTAATCGGATGGTTTTCATTAAAAGGTCGTTCAAAAGTAGTTAAATTATTACTTAAAGATAAACGCGTTGACCCCTCAGCCAATGATAACTGGGCAATTCAATGGGCGTGTAAAAATGGATTTTTAGAAACAGTAAAGATTTTATATGCTGATCTAAGAGTTAATGTTAGTGCTGAGAATAATTTAGCACTTCGTTTAGCAGCTAAGTATAAACATTTTGAAGTAATTAACTTTTTATTAAATGATAAGCGTATTAAATGCTCAATAATAAATAAATTATTAATTAAATTAATGATTAAATGTAAATTTTTAAATTTTTACACGAGCGTATATAAACGTTGAATTAATTTATTATCTAAAAAAAGAGGTATACAAAAATGACATTAATAAATAATGACATTAATAAATAACGACTTTCCCAACAGCGATTTAGCTTTTATTACCGGCGAACAGGCAAAAATTATTTATGAAAAATAGAGGGTAAAAAATGAATGAAAACAAAGTATATGTTGTTACTAGTGGTGAATACTCTGATTATGAAGTAAAAGGTGTTTTTTCAACAAAAGGAAAAGCTTTAGATTTTATAGATAATAATGAAATTTATGGTTATTCATCTTTTACTCAATTAGAAATATATACTTTAGATAGTACATCTAATATAAAACGTGTTAAAAACAATTTTGGAATGATACCTTTTAAATTAGGTTGCATATCTAAAGAAGGTATAATAAAAAATCAAGAATGTGAAGTTTACGATTTATTTAAATTTACAGAAATTCCCTTTTATGGATTTAGATGTTTTTATCAAAATACATGGTTAGAATGGTTATTTCCTATTGATTATAGTGATGAAAAAATAAGAAAAATATTACCAGAAAAACTAACTCAAATATTAGCTCAAAACTTATGGAATAAAACTGAAGAATGCGAAAAATTATTTAGACAACCTTTAAAATTAGAGGGTATACAAAAATGACATTAATAAATAATGACATTAATAAATAATGACTTTCCCAACAGCGATTTAGCTTTTATTACCGGCGAACAGGCAAAAATTATTTATGAAAAATAGAGGGTAAAAAATGAAACTAACAAGTATTAAAAAAAACAAAAGAAAAAATATTAAGATGATTGTAAACGCTTTTAAATATCGTAATAGAGAACCATTAGATTTTTTAAGATGTAGGCTTTTTCAACATGGTTTTGATAGAGATACATATAATATAGCTATAAAAAAATGCTTACAACTAAAAATAATATCTGAGATAGAGTTTAATGAATTGCAACTTCACAATGTAGATTAATAATAAGGTAAAAAATGAAATTAATAACGTTCGATATTGAAACATGGGGTTTGGAAGACGGCTTTACATTACAGCCGTGGCAGGTAAAAAATAACACATCTGGTATAACTAGTATTGTTGGATATAATGAGAAACAAGTAAGAAAATCATCTTTTTGTCCTTCAAACGTAGAAATTATTAAGTGTTTATTTTTAAATCAATATAAAACTCGTAAAGATATATTTTATGCCGGCTGGAATCTTAAATTTGATTTATCTTATTTAATTGGAGCAGATTTATATGAATTTATAAAAAATAAAAAATTTATAGATGGAATGCTTCTTCTTAAACGATTAAATTCTAAACTTAAAAGTTATGCGTTGAAGTCTACATTAGAAAGATATGCTGAGCATATCCCTGATTATAAAAGTGGGTATCAGAAAAATATTGATTTTAAAATAGGAAATCCCAAACATGTATATAATAAAGAAGATCAGGAAAATTTAATTAAATATAATGAAAGAGATACATTATATACTTATCATTTAATTAAATTCTTATTGTCTAAAACTACTGAGAATGATTTACAACAATGTATAAGAGAGAGTACTAGTTCTTTATTTTTTGCAAAAACATGGACAGATGGTATATTAATTGACAGCGAAGCGGTCAATAATTATGCAAATGAGTTAGCAGAAAAAATTTTAATTTTAACATCAGATTTAAAAAAATTTAATTTAACTCCCGATATAATAAACTCTCCAAAACAACTTAGCGAGTTCATTACATCAGAATTAAAGTTAAAATTAGATACTTACACAGCAAAGGGCGCTTATTCAGTAAATTCTCTAGCGCTTAAAAGATTATATTATAAAAAAATAGATAGCTCTAAAAAAGAAGTTTTAAATAAAATTATTAACTACAAAGAATTACAGACTGAAAATGTAAAGTTTATTAAGTCAGCAAAAAATTGTTTAGAGAAAAGTGATTATATTCACCCTGAACCTATTTTATCAGGGACTTATACAGGACGTCTTACTTATAGTATTTATCAGAATATTAAAAAATTGAAAGTATATAAAAATGGAAACCAACGCTTCATTAATAAAAAACTACAAATAGGTATCCCCATTCATCAAATTAAGAAAGGAACTGTTAGAAGTATGTTTATACCTCCAAAAGGATATAAGCTGTTAGAATTAGATTTTAGCGCTCAGGAAATGCGTTTAATCGCTTGTTTAGCAAAAGAAGAAACAATGATTAAGTTATTTAACAGTAATAAAGACATGCATTCTTATACAGCAGCTGGTATTGAAGGAGTTAGCTATGACGAGTTTATGAATTTTAAGAAAGTTAGACCTGATTATTATACACAAAAGAGATATATTGGAAAAATAACAAATCTATCTTTACAATACAGATTAAGTGCTAAAAGTTTATATAAACAGTGGCACGATAAATATGGTTTAACTGATAAAACAGAAAATGACGCTTATTTAGCACGTGCCACATACTTAAGACTCTATAAAGGAATCAATGAATACTGGGTTTCAGCTGTAAATTTTGCAAAAAATAATGGTTATGCTGTTAATAAAGCAGGTAAAAAACACTATTTAAATAGTTGGATATATGAGGATAGTTATAAATCAGAGCAAACTTCGATTAATTATCCTATTCAGTCTACAGGCGCAGAGCAAAAACTATTAGCTATATATCATCTTAGAGATTTATTAATTTCAGAAGATGTGGATTTTAAATGGGATTTACATGATGGTTTATTTTTTTATATCCCTGAAAACAATAAAACTATGGATGTAATTCATAAAATGAAGCTCATTATGAGCAATTTACCTTATGATAAAGCTTGGGGATGGCAGCCACAAGTTTCATTTCCTGTAGAAGCAAAACTTGGTTCTAATTGGAATAATTTAAGTCTAATTTAAAAAATATATTGCATTTATTATTTAACTTATTTATTATAGTATTCTTTTATATACACAATCATTTACAAGTGTTAAATACTATTGACAATGATTCAAAGTTAGTATATAATATAAAATGCAAATAAGAATTTAATTTTTAATAAAATAGGAGATTAAAAATGACTAAATCAATTGACCTTTATATAAAAGAATGTCGTATATTAGATGCAGAAAGACGTAAAATAAAAATCGCATATACTGAGGAAGATAACAAACTTAAAGAAGGTATAGAAAAACGAAAAATAAAAATTCGAGAATTTATGGATAAAAATAAATTAACTACAATAAATACAAAATCAGGAACAGCTTATACATCTATTCTTAAAACAGTTTCAATCGAAAATGAAAAAGTATTTTATAACTTTGTAAAAAAACAACAAGCGTATGATCTATTTACTAAAAAAATAGTGAAAACAGTATATGAAACATATATAGAAGATGGTATTAAAATACCAGGTGTTAGAATAGATCAGTTTCTGAAACTTAATATTCGTAAATCATCGAATAAAGGAAGAAAATAAATATGAAAAATAATCCTATAACCTCTGATCAGGCAGCTCAACTAGTACTTAAAAATACATCAATAGTGGATTTTAATACTTCTAGTACTCTTGATTTACAGAGATATCTTACAGAATTACGTTATTTATATGATTCAAAACATATAAATAAAAAGAAATATAAAAAAGAAAAAATAAATGCGCTTGAGCTTTATTTGAGCAATTTAAAGAAAAAACACAATTTAATTTTAACTTAACTACTTAAAAGGAGTAAAAATATGCCTGATTTAGTTACTAACTTAGAAAAATTTTTAGACGAATTAACTGAGTTATTAAATAAGAGTTTAATAACTAAAGAGATTTTTGACGAAGAAAAGACTAAAGCTGTAAATTCTTATTTAAGACAGATGCGTGAAAAATATGACTTTAAAGATAATTTTGAAGAGTTACTAAAAGGTATTAAATACCCAAAAATACCGAATGTTCCTTATCCTAATAGGTTTGATTCTTTTGATCCTAATAGATATGATCCTAATAGATATGATCCTAATAGATATGATCCTAATAGATATGATCTTAATAGGTTTGATCCTTTTAAACCGTCTTTTCCTACTATCCCTGATTTCTATATTTGGTTTTAATTTATAATTTACGAAGGAGTAAAAAACATGTCAAATGATATAACTGTGCTAGATTTAGATTCTGATAATTTACCTGTGGAAAATTATGGGGAATCGAATATTGATGTTTGTGCGGGGGTAGGAGGTAATTTATCTATTATAAAATCTACTACAGATAAAACATTTATATTACCTTTTCAAGAAGAGCCTGTAAGCGAATTATTCGCAGTTATTATAGGTGCAAATAGTCGCTTTTCTAAAATATTCTATGAAGACCCAGATCAACCACTGGGAGCAAGACCTGATTGTGTTTCAGCTGATGGTATAAAACCTGATTCAAATATTGAAAATCCAGTATGCGATAAATGCGAAGATTGTCCAAATAATGATTGGGGAAGTAAGGCACCAATAGAAAAAAGTGGTAGAGGTGGAAAATTATGTAGAGATATTAGGCGTATTGTTCTTTGTCTTTTTTCAGAAGAATCCTTTTTAAATCAAAATTATATAAATTATGATATAGCGCGTCTCGACATTCCTCCAACATCTTTAAAAAATTTAGCAGAATACGGTAAAAAAATAAAAAATAAAGGCTACCCATTAGACGCAGTAATTATTCGAATTAGATTAGAGACATATAAAAGTAAATACGTAAATTACGCTAAATATGTATTTGAACCAATTAAAGTGCTTAAACCAGATAGTGACGCTTATAAATTAATCAAAAAATTAGAAAAAGACATTATAGTTGAACACTTACTTACTTTAGAAATAGCTAAATCCTTGGATGATAGCGTGCTTATACAAACGCCTGTACAAAAAAAAGCTAAATCTAAAAATAGCAAGGTAAAAATAAACACTGTTAAAAAACAAAAAACAGCTTCAGCAGAGAAAGATTGGGTAATGGATAATGAACCAATGTCTGATACTACAGATTTAGATAATTATGTAGATGATTTAGAAAATGAAAATGTTGATATAGATGCGTTGTTGGCAAAGGAAATTTAAAATGCATGAATTGCAAAAAAAATTAAAAGAGTTTCAACAATTATACTGTTTAAATAGTAAAGATTTAGCAACTATTTTAGATGTAACAGCGTCTTATATATGTTTAATACATACTAATAATAAAATATCGCCTTTTTTAAAGAGAAAAATAGACCAATTATTTCTTTTTTTAAAACTAAATCCTTTAAAAATTAATCTAGAAAGAAGTTTAACTGAAAAATTAAATGATTATAGACATCGAAAAAAAGAAATAATATACACTATAAAACAAGATTTTATAAATTTTTTAAATAACTTATAAATAAAAGATTAAATTTTATACAGTATAATCGCATTAAATTTAAAAACTTATTGTTATCGAGTATTCTATGTTAGTAGAGATACATATACCCGCACGTTTAAAAAACTGTAAATTCGTAAAACTTCAAAGGATGTCTAAAGCACCATTTGAGAAAGATTGGCCTAACAAACCTTACAATTATGACGATATACAGGAATGGACAAGCGAACTTAATAACTATGGTGTACTGACAGGCCATAATGATTTAATTGTTATTGACGCTGATCATAAAGAGATTGTTGATTTAGTTTTAAAATATTTACCTACAACTTTCACAGTAAAAACTGGCGGTGGCGGTTATCATTTTTATTATTACTGTCCTGATATTAAAAAGAAAATAATTCTAACTAAAAACAGCAAACATTACGGCGAAGTTTTATCTTATGGCTGCCAAGCGGTCGGTCCAGGATCAATTCATCCAAATGAAAATCATTATGAAGTAGCAGAAGATTGTGATGTTTTTAATATTAATTTAAAGCAATTCCAAGATATATTTGATGATTTCATTCTTACAGATATTAACCAAAATAATTCTTTTAATAAGTCTAAAGATTCTTTAGCAGAAGCATTACAACATTTCGACTATCCCCCCGCGGATGCAGATTTAATTGCAAAGAAATGCACTGTTATTAAAGTATTTAAAGAAACTGGATGCGCTGAATCTGAAGAGCTATGGATGCACTCTGTTCAATTGGTACGCCACTGTAAGAATGGTAAAGAGTTATGTCACGAGTGGAGCAGCAAAGACAAGCGTTATAATGAGCAGGAAACTAATAATAAACTTAATAACTTAGAAAAAAAGGATATTGGCCCAACTTGCTGCGAAACATTTCAAAACTGTTGTGATTATTGTAATGCCTGTCCTTATAAAGGGAAAATTAAAACTCCTATTATTTTTGGTGTAAAAGATGTAGACACTAAAACTTTAATCAAAGATTTAACACCAGAGGAAAAATCACGGGCGCAAATATTAATAGACTTAGCACCTATAAACCCTAAAGGCTGTTGGATAATTAATGAACATGGTATTTTTACATACAATACTAAAAACGAAGAATCAGTTCAGGCCTCAAAAAAACCTATTTATATAATTGATTTGCTGTGTGAAGATTTTAGCAGGCCTTTTGAAAGAACTTATCTTTTGAGGTGCTATCTTACTAAAAAAACAATTATAGAATTTAGATTTCCTGCGAATATCTTATCGGATGTTAAAGCTACGATGAGTTTATTAGATGGAAAATCAGTAATTACTAATAAAAAAATAGTAAATAAATTTCTTAGAGATTATATATCAAACATCGTAGATGCTGATATAAAACCTTTTAAAGCTGTTAATTCTTTAGGCTGGCAGAGTGACGAAGCTTTTCTTTTTGAGGAAAATGGAAAAGGATTATCAGAAGATATTAAACCAATAAAATACATAATTGATAGAAAAATGTCTTCTTATCTGAAAGGGTTTAAAACTAAAGGAAGTTTTAAAAAATGGAAAAAAATAATAGATTTTTATAATCAAAATGATACTTTTATGCCTCATATGTTTAGTTTATTAGCGTCAATAGGAAGCCCTCTTATTTGTTATACAACAGCTAGAAACTGTATTTTATCTTTAGAAGGTGTAAGTGGAGTATGTAAAACACTATCACATAAAATAGCATTGAGCGCATGGGGTGATCCTGAAATAGCTGGTTTTATATCGTCTGCTGATACTTATACAAGTATGATTGGACGAGCAGCTGCAATTAAAAATATGCCTTTAAGAATAGACGAAACAAGTAAAATGAAATTTTCTGATCTTATATATAGATTAGTCAATGGAAAAGGAAAAGCAAGATGTAAAAAAGATGGTTCTTTATCTGATACTGCGTCAATATGGCAGACAGTTACTCTTATGACTACTAATAAACCTATTTTAGATAAGGATATTACTGAACTTGGAATGGCTGAAAGAAATCGTATTTTAGAGTTACATGTAGAAATGCCGACGTATAAAGATAAAGATTTAGTTGTAATAGATAATATACTTCATAATAATTATGGTCATTTAGGTAGAAAACTTATACCTTATATTATAAAAAATAAATCAACTCTTTTAAAGTATTTAGAAGAGGAGTATTTAAAATTTTGTGAGTTTACAGGTAGAGATAAGCGTTTTTGGAGTTGTTTAGGCGCTGCTACTTTTACAATTGCTAAATTAGCGTTAGGATTAAAATTAATTGATTTTGACTATAATAAATATTATGAGTGGTTTATAGAAACTATACGATCACAAGAAGTTGTAAATGCTCAAAATTTAAGAGAAAATAGAGGTTTCGAAAATCTTTTAGAGTTTCAAAGCGCTTTAAAAGATTATTTAACAGGTCACATTTTAGTTTTAAATAAAGTTAAAGACGAAATTAAAGTTCCATATAATTCAGTAAAAGCACGTTTAGTTAAAGGAACAAAAGATGAAAAACGAGATATTCTTTATGTAGGTACTAAAGTTGTAAAGGAATTTATAAAACTTAATTTTTCTTGCGGCGAAGTTACAGCTAAAAAGTTACTTAAAATACCAAAGGCTAAAAATCAAAATTTTAAAGGACATCATATGCGATGTTATGAATTTATTTTTAATCTGTATTAATTTTTCCATAGTCTATCTAAAACAATACCACCAATAGCGAAACAAAAGGCAAAAAAAGTTTTAAAAAAGAATGATATACCTTTTTTACGATAATTATTAGATTGCTCAAATAACATTAAACGATCGTCTAAATCGTTAAGCTTATACTGTAACTTAGATAGAATACCATCTCTTAAATCATGAAATCTTTTTCTAACTTCTTTATCCCATTTTTGATCAAATTTATCGCTTAATTTTTTTATATCCTGCTCAATTGTATCTAATCTACTTGTAATAAACTCTAATAATTTGTCTATTTGAAAATCAGCACCCATATATTTATCCCTCTTTCATTTCGAAATGATTCCCGTCTCCTTTAGCAAAATCGCCACCCCACCGATTTTGTAACGATAGACTTTTCCAGTATTTGCCAAATTTTAAATAATCTTTACTGTCAGTTAAATATATTCCTTCAGGTGAAAATAAATTAAAATCTACCGCAAGTCGTTTACGATGCTGACTATCTAGTATTCCTATACCTTTTTTAGCGTTTAATTCAGCTTGTTCTTTTGATCTAGTAGCCTCACCAAATGTACAATAATAATTCTCATCAAAAATATACAAAATTAACTTTGCAACATTTTTAGCAAAAATAGCTTGTTTTTCCCATAATTTCATAATCTATCCTTTAATTTACAAAAAAATTAATTATTTTTTTCCTTTCTTTTTTATTCGAAAAATCTTTTTAAACCATGGTGTCGGTTTCGGAGTATTCTTAAGTATATAAATTTCATACATTATCGCTTCTAGATGCTGTTTAATAAACATTGTATTCGTAGGCATCTCGCCTGCGCATCCTTTTTTTCTTTTGTCTTTTTCATAGGACAACTGAAAATCACATTCAAGCAGCGTTTTAATGTATAATAAAGTTTCAAGACTAAGCATTTAATAATAACCTCTGTTTTTTACTTTTCGCCATCGAATTTAAATTTAAATCCGATCCATCCGCCAGCTATTGTACTGCATGAATCTATTATTCCAGTACCAATAGTAGTAAAATGTAATCCAAATCCTGACATTATAAGACTATAAACCATACATCCCATTGAGATAGTTACAACAGTAGGAATTATCAATGCTCTAAAACCCGCTATCCATCTCGGTATTTCGCCAGAAACATCTCGATTAAAATAATTTATTTTTGATTCAATTAATTTAGCATAAGCTTCAACATAAGAAGGCAGTATTTCTGGTTTTGATAAAGCAATAGAATTCATTGTATTATCAGTTAAATCATTATCTCCTTTAATAAATACTTTTCTTAGAAAATCAAAGGCTTGGGGAACAATCATTCCTACTAATGTTAATGCTGGTTGAATTAATACTGGATTCATGTGTTATCTTCATTAATACAAAATTGAATAGCTTGAATAAATTGAATGCTAGCTTCTATTTTTTCAAGATCATTTTGAGTTATAACACTATCAAATAAAATATCGCATTCTTCTTTTAAAAGATCATCGAATTCTTTAATAAATTTATCCTTTTTATCTTTATGCTCAGGTTTAGAGCTAATATGAAGTTGTTTATTTTCATTTAATACTCCATACTTGTTAACTAATTCATTTTTTTGTTTATTTATTTCGATATATCTTTCTTCTAAAATTGATTTAAGACGAGCTAATTTATATGCTATTTTAGCCGGTATTTCAGTTTGATGTTTATTAAGTTCTGGAACTGCTATCCAAATATCTAGTAATTTAAGTTTCATATTTTTTCCTTTAATTTATTTCAAAAAATTAAGTATAAATATAATTAAAAAGTTTGTAAAGTATATGTTTTAGTAACGGCACCATGTTGCACTCTCCACTTTAAATCGCCTGTTGCAGAATCAACATATATACTGCTATAACCATTGCTAGGAGTTGGAGCGCCTGCATATTCATGAAAAGAAAAATAACGTTCCGTGATTACATCATTAGCGTTTAAAATAGAAAGAATAGAACTGCCCCCACTTGTTTTAAATACTGTCGCTCCACCACTAATACCTCGGATATCAGATATATGAAATATATTTGGAAGTGTTAAACTTCCGTCTTGAAGCATTGACCATACTTGTGAACCGCCTGCATTATATATTGATAATCTATTATTAGGACTATCAATCTGATTACGGCTTGTTAATTGCCATTGTTTAACTCCTCCTTTGCTAAACTGTAACATTGATTGATCAGTCAAATCAGTTGTATCAATTTCAAATAACGCAGTAGAACCGGCAATACCAGCAGGACATTTAAGTAATGCTCTACCGTGTTCTATAACCTTAAAAAATTCAAATCCAGCTGTAACCCCTATAGTATTTGCTCGAAAACTAACTTTTGCAGTGCTTGTTGTTGTGTTATCTGAATCCACTATCAATGTTATATTTTCTGACGAAATAACAGCCGGTCCATTAGGATTGTTGTAAATAAATTTATTATTATTATTTACACCAATACCTGTTTCAAATGTAGGCAGAGTCGCTAGACTAATCGCTAATCCATTGGGAGGGGCTGTATTAGTTAAACTAATATTGGGCCATGAAGGAGTCGAAGCAGTGCTTATATCCTGATTAATTGTGCATGTAGTATTAACCGTTAAAGTTGAACTCCCCCTTTGAAATCCAAAAGCATTTGCTAATGGCTGTAACAATAGCGTAGTCGATTCGTCTATTCCGTTCGGTGTTCCATTGCTTCGCCATAATGCTAATGCTGTTGTATAAGAACTTGACGTATCAGTTAAACTAATAAATGTGCTATAATTACTAGCACTTAGTGTTTCCCAAACTCCATTTTCTCTAAACTGAAATTTATTTAATGTTGAATTATAATAAACTGTTCCATTTCCTGATGCTGGAGCAGAAGTGCGTGGATTATAAATTATACCGTTCCAGGTAGGCCAATTAGCAACTCGTAAATCTTGATCAATTATTCCGGAACTTATTACGCTAAATATTGTACTACCGCATATCATATTAATTTGATTAGGGGTATGTATATTATCTATAGCAATTGGAGTTGCTGAATTAGCATTTATAACCAAACCGCCTTCAATCTTAAATAAATGCTCGTTCGTATAAACTGGATCAGTCACAATTGAATAAACTTTAGTTTTAATTCCTTTCCGGGTTAAGTAAAAATCGAAATAACCATCTCTCGATACAATGGGTAATGCCCAATTTGTCTCAGTCCCCCAAGTCATATAACTCATATCTTCCAAGCTGCCGCCTTCAACTTTTTGTTGAACAAGTATAGATGTTTCGGTGCCAATCATTGCTGGCGCTGAATTCCAATTGGCGATCTGTTGAAAAATATTATCAGCAGATATTGTCGTTAATGTGTTTCTTATCAGTAAAAACCCTGGAGATAAGCCAGTTACGCTTGGCCCGGATTCCGCGCTTACATTTAATGCTCTTAAATTACCAGTACCTAAATCTACATCATCACCAACATTATGAGGTTGTAATACTGTGCTTATTCTATCCCATAAATTAGTAGCTTTAAGCGTATTCCAAACTCCATTTTCTCTAAATTGAAATTCAGTAGCAGTAGAGTTATAATATACAGTTCCATCTGCTGTAGCAGGTGCGCTTGATTGCGGATTAAATGTCAATCCTATTGGTGTTTTAATTATTTTATTGCTGCCAATATTTAATTCTGTGTAACTTAAAGTCATCGCCAGATGGGTTGTTGCCCCAAAATCATTAGCCAGAGACCAACTATAGTTTGGATATGTGGAAGTTGGGCTATATAAATAACTTCTATGAGCAGGGACACCGCTTCCAACGTCAAATAATCCATGCAAATATTTAACTGTTGATGGAATATCCGGTAAATTAGGCATAAATCCATTTAAAGCGATTCCGTCATTAAGATGTGCGGCGGCTGGTTCAATTACATAAACTTCTGGACTAACTCTTATTTTTAATCTATCCCATAAATCTTCACTTCCACCGGCAACACTTAAGGGACTCGATACAGTTCCCAATCCAGTTAAACTTGGATCAGAAGTTACAACTGATAAATAAGCTCCAGCCGGTGCGCCTACTTGCGAAGCTTTTGTTCCTTTTAATTCGTTTATTTCTTTTATAACCCAATTATTGCCTAAATATTGAATTATAATTTGACCAATAAAATTTATTTCTGGCGTTAGACTATTTAATTCCCCAATATTTACATTATTTTTTGGCTCTAATGCTCTTTGTTCTATTATTGTAAAGGTTTCATTTTGTCCTTGAATCCATACAAGTCTATAATCCTGAGATACTGCATCAGCCGTCACTGGAATTTCCGCAACCCAAATAGACATATAATAATTATTAGACATTAATGTCTGCTGCCATGCCCCTCCTGTAAATTCATTCCAATAAGGTTGATTGGTGCTTAATGGCACAATATCTGTTGCGGTTTTATTAAAATTTGCTGTCTCTGTTGAAGATAAATAAAAATTATTATAATTACCACTAGCAGTTAAAAGTGGATTTAAAGTTGGTAAATCTTCATCTTTTAATAAACATGCGCTTACGCTTGGCTGTCTATCTGTAACAGTGATACTATCTTCAAGATAATCATCGAAAGTTCCTCCTGACTCTCTATAAGTTCCAATCGTGTCATGATCTATCTTATGAGATTGCCAGGGTAGTAATCCATGACATTCTCTTTGTCCCCATTTATAGGAAACTCCATAATTCACAAATGCAATCAATAAATCATAAAATTTTTGACTGCCATCTATTACCCATTGAAAACCACTATCGTTATAAACTAAATAATATCTGCCATTAGTAACTGAATGGGTAGGCGATACATAACCATTTACCAGTGCTGGAACTCTTTTACCACGAAAATAGCCATTTACTGTTCCTGTTAATGTAACTGTTCTGGCACTTGAATCATAAGTTACTATGATATCTTCCGGCTTTGTAAATCCCGTTGGTTCTTTTTGAATAACTGGGAAATTTACCCAATTGAAAAACGTCTGATCAGGATCACTAATATTAGATGAATCAGGAGTATAGCCACCATCCATTCGATAATCATTAGTCTTATTATTAAAAAAGTTACATCCTTTTAATTCAATATCCGCTCCAACTTCCTGTCTTACTCCATCAGTATTATTAAAACCAATACAATTAATTAATGTTCCTTTACCACTATCATCCACTGAAAATCCTTCCGCACTGCATCCTTCAGCGATACAATCAATACAAATGACTTCAGCGTCATCATCAATATCAAACCCTTCAATACAGTCTTTTGCACGACAATTTATAACAATAGCTGAATTTTTATAGCCAACTGGAGTTCCTATTTTATCAAACTTAAAGGCTTCGCCATTACCTGCACCACCTCCTCGTTGGACATCAGTTGAAATAAGTATAGCTTCAATACAATTTTGTAAATGAATTTGTCTAGCTAAATCTTGACCATTGTAAGTACAATTCTCAATTAATAAATGTTTTATTCCTCGAGCTGTAATAGCTCCTCCTTCTGTCGCTTCATTTGAAGCCCCAAAAAAATGACAATCTACAAAAGCAATTCTTTCAGAAAATTCAGATAATAAATTTGCAGTTGTATAATTATCTCCACCTGTAGATTGGTGATAAGACAAAAGAACAGCACTATGATTATTATTTCTACAAGTACAGTTATGCAATGTAATATCTTTAAGCTGAGCTTGATGAACAAAAGCAATTCCAGACCCTTGACTATGCGACCCCCCCGGATTACCATCAAGAATAAATCCGCTTAAAAATACATTTGCTCCACTATTAGATAATAAGATTGCCTGTGCGGTATTTAATTGGACGTGATAACCCAATTTAACACGTATCGCAAATCTCTTTCCTGCTGGAATTGTAATTTGTGAATAACTTGCGTCTGTCTGAATTTCTAAAATATCTCCGTCAATAAGAGTTGCTATTTTAGCAGCCAAATCACCAGCCCCACTTGTTGCTAAAGTTTGCGTTGCAGGTGAGGTTAAAAAATAAGAAATATCTTTATGAACCTTATTCCAATAAGCGTTTTGCTCATTTATTCCACCCCAAACTGATTTATCGAAAGTTTTTAATTCAGAATTAAGTCGAGTAAAAATATTTTGATTATTTATTTTATATATTTGACCTGTAGCTACATTAATATCTCTAGGATTAATAGGAGTTAAATCTGTTAAGTTATCTCCCCATAATGCGCTAGCTCCAAAAACTGTATAGTTAACGAGATTCCAAACAGCCTCTTCACCTGCTAAAAAAGTTTGTCCTGTATTAGTTTTAGTAGGATCGTTATCCGTAACGTTTGCAGTGAAGACATAGAAGTCCCATACATAGCCATCGGCTTCAAGTTTAGTAGGAAAGTCAGCAGCGACAGATATATATTTAATCTTAGTTTTGTTCCCACCACCAATAAGCGATCCCAATAATGGGATCATGCGATTTCCCATCTTTTAAATTCCTCTAGTAATTAATTTAATTTCTCTATCTGCCGCTTCAGTACTGCCACTAATAATTTTTAAATATTGAATAGAAAAAAGATCATTTGCAAATAAGCCATATGCTCTATTAGGCGAACATGTAATGGATGCTTTTAGATTATCAATGTTATAATAGTCATAAAAAGTTATACCGTCCGGTGATATCTGAAAAAAAAGCTGTGTTCCTGTAAAAGCAGAAGGTAAAATTATTGTTTTTAGCGTAGCACCCTGCAAATTAATAACAGTTGAAGTTGTTTGCCCAGAAGGAATAGTAGCAATTATTGTATTTACTACTAAACCAATAAAATTATGATTTTTAGCCATTTTTATATCTCGGATAAAGTTATAATAGTTAACAGTTCTAATACCATATATTTTTGAAATAAGCAAATAAATAGTTTTTGTATACTTTAAAAGATATTATATAAAAATATATGGAATTAACTATTAGTAGGTTAATTGGTTTTATTTTTTGACTTTTATTAAAAATTCTTAAGACTTTCTTAAGGTTTATATAGTATAGTAATTCTCTTTAAAAACAACAATAAAAAAGGAATCCCCTATGGAATATAATGACTCAACTATCATAGATATTAAAGATTTTCCTAAAACACGTTCTTCTCGAAGTATGGTGCAGAAAAAATGGTATAGCGGAATAAAACTAATAACTGGTATTAGTCGTCTTCCTAATGCTTTGTATTGGATAATAAAAAAAAGGGGGAGTATAAAAAGTATAGCATCTGGTATCGCATATATAGATATACTTGCTTCTCTACTGGATAGTGTACTAATTTTTTATAATTTTAAATCAGGATATATTAAGTATAAAAATCGTTTTGGAAAACGCCTAGGATTAGAAAGATTAATAGAAAAAAAAGAAAACGTATACGATGAAATTAAAATAAAAAATAAAGTATTTTCAGGTAATACAGTTTCATGCAGGATAAACAACACATTACTTATATCTAAAATAAATTCTAAAAGAACAAATTCTAAAAGAACAAATTCTAAAAGAACAAATTCTAAAAGAACAAATTCTAAATGGTGCTATTTTACTTTTTCAAAGAAAAGATTAATAACGCATAGCAAAATTATCAGTGCATTAAACAATGCAACAAAAGAAAAATTATATAATCAGTACAATGAGTACAAATTAAATGATGAGGAAACAAGAAATATAAAGAAAAAAATAAATTCCAGTCTTAGCATAAATCAATCGTTTAATCAGTTATTTACATGTCTGTTAGAAAACAGTCTTAGCATAATTTCAGCAAGTGTTTGTGCCTATTTCTGGTGGCAATTAATTATATTTGAAGAAGAAATCTGTAATAATTGGGGTGCGCCTGAAAGTTTAATGTGTCTTTCAGCTGTATCAGATACAATTACAATACTAAAAGAAGGCTTTGATATGATGTCGGATTTTGTATTTCGAAGCAAAGAAAGATTTTTTGCTCCTCAGAAAAAAGAAATCAAAAAAATTACGGAATCAGACAAACTGTTATGGAATGATATAACCATTAATTAAAAGATGGTTATCTTAAGCTTTCATTTGTAAGCTTGTCTTTCTATTCGACTAAAAACATAATAAAGAGAGGATAAAATGTTTAAATTCTTCAGAAAAAGAAAAAAGAAAAGAAAATATAAAAAATTTAATGTAACTACAGAAATAGGCAGTAATAACAACATAACTGAATACATAAAAGATTTAAAATTTAGTGATTTTTTAATCGCTGTTTACGCTGATACTGCACCAATAGTGCTAAAAAGAGTAAGTTCCTTAAACTATAATAAAAATAATGATCTTCCTCCAATTCCAAAAAGAACAAGTTCGTTAAAAAAATCTCTTGACTTTTTATAGCCGATAGACTACACTGTTTATAGTCAAAAGCTTACAAATATAAAAACAGGATAATAAAAATGAAAAAATTACTTTGTTTACTCTTTGGATTAATCTTAACAGGAAGTTGCTTTGCGTGTGAAACTCATTACTTAAATTTTAGTATGCCTTGCGAAACATCTAAGGATTTAAAATATAATTATCCTATCCCAGTAAATGCTATATTGAAACAAATAAGCATTTCTATACGTCCAAATTTACCCAATTTGGAAGGTGATACAAAAGAAATTATATCTATAACTTTAATTGATTCTGAAGGAATTAAAATACAAGATTTAAATCAATTTGAATTTCCTATGAATAATATAAAGGCTATTGAAGGTAAAGTAATAAATTTAAATTTAAATAACGTCATTGTAAAAAAAGGCGATCAAATACAGATAAGAAATTATGATACAGGAAATAATGAAAATTATATTATTGCAGGTCGTTTACAAGAAAATGCAACATTAATTTTTGAAACACTTTAAAAATTAAAAAGCATTGAATACATTTAAATCCAATGCTTTTTAATTTTTTTATAATTTATCTATTTCATTACGCCAGTTTTCTCTATCTTCTAATATTTTTTTATATTCGTTTTCAGAAAGTTTAGGTTTAACTTTTAATTCTTTCTGATCGTGATGTCTTCTTATTATCCAGTCTGAATTTTTTAATTTTAAATATAATTCTTCTGCTTTTTGTTTCTTTTTTTCTGCGTCATAATAAGACACTGGAATTTCTTTTAAATATTCTTGATCTTTATATTGCTCACACTCAAAAACTCCAATTATTTCTTTTTTTTCATTTCTAGTAATATAAGGCATAATAGTCTCCTAATTTAATCTAAATTATTTTTTCCGCGAAAATCAATCCAACCTAAAGTTATAATATAAAGAGTTGTATTAGCATCCGATCTATCTAATCTACTAACTATTTGAGAAGAAGTATTAGATAATGTGAAATTCTTAGCGTAGCCAGTTCTATCATGATCTCCTCTAATAGTAGTCATAGTATATGTAGCTGCTGCAATATCATTGACATCAGGACTGTGTAAATAAGAATGGGTATTAACAAGTGTGGCCTGTTCTTTAAGACATATATTTGCAACCGCAATTATATTAACTCCTAGAGGAATACTAAGAGTATAAGAAACTATACTCGTTCCAGGATTGTTTGCTGCTATATCATGTATAGGAGTAAGCCATAAAAAACGATTCCCAATTTGTATAAAATCTATAATATTTGCAGGATCACCTGTTTTGATAGAGCCAATTCGTCTAAACCATTCATACGAAGAACCTGCATCGCTTAATAAATTAATTGCTGCTATGGAGGAATCAAAACCGCCATCTATTGTTCCATCATTTTTCTTAATTAAGAAAAAGTGATACCAGGTATTAATAGCTAATGTTAAACCACTAGGGAATCCTCCAACTCCCGTTCCTTCTGCCCAATTAGCGTCTATTCGTTTAACAAAAGGAGTTACAACTTTCATATAAGTAGTGCTTGTGCTATCTGCGCACATTCCAAGATTAACTTTAATATCATGATCTGTATCAGTGTCTTGTTCGATTTTTAAACCGTCAATATAATTATTTAGTACAGTTGAATGTTGTGATCTATTAATAGTTAGAAGCCAATAATCTCCACTTAATACATATACTAAATCAATATGATCGCCTAACGGCATATCACCAGTCACCACATTATCTTGACCATTATTTTTCTTAATTGATTTAGCGCCTAATGCATTTACATTTATAGTAGGATTATTTCCAGAAGTAACATTAGCTACAAATCTTACACGTGCGCCGTTAAATAACTCGGTAATACCTTGTTGTGCTGATACTGGAGTTAATGTATAAGCAGTCGCATGAGCTGGAGGAGGTGGGCTTTATATTCTTCAGGGGTTTCTAATGACCCATTAATTTTTGTAGGAAATGGTTTCATAGTGTAATATCTCTATAAATAAATTTAATATGCGCTGGTTTTACCTTTTCAAAAATACATTTAATAATGCCTGTAAATACATTACCAAAAATCCAAGGGAATTCAAGTGGAAAATACTCTGTTGTAGGTTCATTTAGAATCTCAACAATAACAGTAAAAGGGCCTTCTGAAGCATCTAAAAATGTCCATGGAAATATTAATGGAAAACCAGTAGAAAAAGGAAAAGGTTCTATCATTCTAACCTCATATCCGCCTGGAGGAGGAGTAATATTTCTTGCAAGATCAATATAATCAGCAACAGTTACAATTCTAGTTTTGAGTTTTAATAATACATGTCTGCGCCGTTCTTCTAAATCTAAACCTTCAGTTTGAATAAAACAAGTATCAGGCAACCCTATTGCTTTTTCCCATTGCGTCATTAATTCTGTAGTAACTCTAGGAAAATACTGACATAAAAGCTCATTTATTTTATTTTCTAACCTTAAAGGCTCAGATGCAAAACTTAATAATAAATTTCGTAAATTACTAGTAATAAATCTAGACGCAAAAATAGGACTGCCAGGTAGATAATGAGCGAAACTATCTGCTTCTTGTTCTACTGTATATTTTTTTCTTGAAAATTCACATGTCATAATTTATATAATCTTTATTAAAAATTAACAGTCCCAACTACCGGCAAATGACCTCTGAGTGTTGCTGTAATGTCTCCTGTTGGAGCAATTAAAGTAAAATCCTGTAAAAAATTACCTGTCTCATCATCAATTGTTTGATAGATAGCAGATTTATAAGCATTTTCTTTAATTATAATCTCCGCTGTCTGTTTTGCTACATAGGAATTATCTTGAAAGAATGCTATTAATTGATCTTCGATAGCTTGCCGCATAGAAGAAGTATCAGGTGTAATTGATGTAAACGTAAAATTTATAACTTGAGGTGTTGGAGCAGCGACAACGACTTTAGCGCAAACAGTTCTAACTTCTTCTAATCTTGCCTTTACTTCGTTAACAAGACTTAGAGAAGGTATAATATTACTTAAATTATCAGTTGTGAAATACACTTCTACTGTGCCTGCCAATGATGCTATATCATCAATTGTAAATGGAAATATCCATACTCTTGTGATATCACTGCTTACTGATTTAGTTATAAACTCTACAAAAGATACATTAAAAGACCCTTTCCAGCTCTGCCACGCGTCTAAAACTCTTTCTCTATAGTTATCGTCACCTTCAACATCTTTTCCTCCTATAGCGCCTCCAAATTGGACGTAACCGGTACTTTCTAAATTAACTATAGGATTAGTTATATTAAGAGATTCCCCTAAATCTAAATTTGTGTCTTCACCAGTTTCTACTGATCCAAATTCTATCCAGGCAGCGTCATATCCAACTAATTTACTAACACCTAAATCAGGGGATACAGGAGTTCCGGTTATTGGATATTCAAATGTAACTTCGTCTATTACAGTCTGAACATTTACCCCTGTGACATTATATTCTGGGTTTAAAGCACCGCTAATATCTACTAAAATTCCTGGAGCTAAACCATGATCTGTAGATGTAACAGCTTTTGCTAATCCTGTAGCGCCGTTAAATGTTAAAGTCGTTATTTGAATAACATAAGTATTAACAACTGATTCTAATGTAGAAACGTATTCATTTTGACTACTGGCCTGGAACGATGTATTTACCGGAATTACTACTCCAACCGTTCCTTGAATAGTCATCTCTCCACGAGATTGCTCTGCACTTAATCTAGTAACACCTATCGTTGCACCCCATTCTTCTAAATAATTTAATGTTTAATGCGGAAGACTCGTCATAAAAAGTATTAACATTTATAGCTGTTAAATAATTATCTTCTATAAACCACTCTGTTCCATTATAACTATAATCTTTAGCTTTACTTAACGTTATATTATCTTTAATAGCATATTGCAATAACCAAAGTTTTGAACCTATTTCGAAACCTTCAATATCAGATAACTCATTACCCCAATAACCACGTCTATATAGAGGATTTTGTATCTCTGATTCATCAGCCCGTCTTTCACATAATACAGACATTAAAAGTGCTGTGTCAAAACTATTAACAGTCGCAATATCCCCTTCTTCGGTAATACCTATATCATATCTATTACCTACTTTAAAGAGTTTAAAATCAACGCCTGGAATTACCGGTTTAGTCATTTATTTTTCTCTATAATTAAATACTTGTATTTATTCCTGTAGCTTGAATAACAAGATCAGAACCTACCGTTACTACTTTATCGCCATCTAATGCTATTTTTTTTCCTCCAACTCCTAAATTTGTTTGTGAAGCATCAACATTAACAGTATTAGCTTTTACATCAACATCATCATCGGCTGTTACAGATACTTTTCCATTTTTAGATTCGATATTAACGTCTCCACTTTCAGCAGTTATATTAATATCTCCTTTTCCTATTACATCAATACTTCCGTCTTCATTAAATTTAATAGTCGCCTTCGTTACAAAGTTACCAATAACTACTTCGCCTTCCTTTAAATCTTTAGGTCTTATTAAAGTAGCTGAAACTATACCAGCTCTATTCGCCTCCTGACCTCCAACACTAAATAATAAAACTAAACTTTTTGAAGGAGCATTAGCTGCTAATCCGTACGGATACATTATATTTACAGTTGCCTGTCTTCCTTGATACTGTACTTTTGCTTGATGGGCTTCAACTTTATCATCTTTAGAAACTAATGTTATAAACGCATACTTAACAATATTTTGTAGTTTATTAATTACTTCATTAATCATTCTTGAGGTCTCTCTTCTTCTAAAG